AAAGCTTTCCAGGCTTACTTGAAGCTCGAAAACAACCGTTCTTACTACGAGAGAAGGTTGAATGAAGCTTTTGAAACAACCGAGTACTCCGCGAAAACTTCTCTCATGCGGAACATCGAAAGCGGTGACCTTAACTCGATCAAGTACTTCCATGAGTACACTGGGCGTTTCCAACGCAACGACTCTACAGCCTTTAACTTCATCGTAGTACTTCAGAAGGTCATGGAAATCCTGGCTCGCCACGTAGATCAGAACGTTCTCGACGTCGTGGCGGCAGAGTTCGAGAACACCCTTCAATGAAAGCAAGACTTCTTCTCTTAATTACCTTAATAATTGCAGGGACAGGTGTACGGGCGCTTGCCGCCGAGAGTTTTATGTCGAGAACTCCTAACGGTGTACGAATTGAGTGCGTGTACGACCCAAGTACAGAGTATTATTACGTTATCTTCTCTAAGTGGAAGTCTTTATTTGTTGTCCCATTCCAAATTGAATGTCCAGGAGGAAGTTAAAGTGAACGAAGTTAAGGAAAAGGAAGTTAAGGCAGAAGAGCGCGCTCTTACGGCTGAGGAAAAGGCAGAAATTGCAGCTTTTCAAGCTAGGAAGGCTCGTGACGAACAGCTTGAAAAGCTCTCTAAGAAAACAGAGAAGGACAAGTCAGGTGATGACCTTCTTGAGGAAGCTTACGCCGGACTTTCCATGACTCACGCTGAGCTTAAGACAGAGATTGAGGCTTACTTCTATAAGAACGGCCGTTGGGAAGACCCTGCAAAGGCTGCTGACGAAGCAGATAAGGAAGCCGAGAAGGCAGCGAAAGAAGCTGAGAAGGCTCAAGAGAAAGCTTCTGAAAAGAAGTAAGTTCTCCCCGCTGGAGACTCCCCTTCCCTAGTCAGGTCCACCCTATTAGGGAAGGGTGAGGGAGACGAGACTTGTTTTGTGCCCAATGAAACATCGTTACTTATGGGGAACCTGGTTTTATTAATAATTAACATCACTATCCTTCTTTTCGCTCTCCACAAATTGACAAAATCTATGAAGGCTTTCGCCGCTTTTATGAGAGATCTTAGAAATTTTCTCGAAAGAGAGATGCACTCACATGCCGTGGACAGTCCAGACAGCAAAACGCCATAACAAAAACGCTAACGAAGCTTGGACTAAGGTCGCTAACTCTATCTTGAAGAAATACGGTGACGACGCAAAGGCTATTAAGATCGCTAACGCTGCTATTAAGAAGGTTAAGAAGTAGTGGTTAAGACAAAGCAACCTGAAGTTATCCCGGTTTCTACGCTCTCTAAGCAAATGGGAGCGGCGTTAAGAAGAACGGCTCTCAGACCTTCTATTTATGGGTACAGGGCACTTCCTCACCAAGAACGTTTCCACGCCGATCCTCATAAGATCCGGCTCTTTATTGGTGGGAACAGAAGTGGTAAGACAGTAGGCGGCGCGGCGGAAGCTGTTCTAATGTTAGCTGGGGAGCATCCTGTACGCACTCCTATTTTTGGGGCCCCTGTACGATTGCGAGGCGTTGGAGTTGACTTTGAGTCTGGAATTAACCGAATCATGCTACCAGAGATTGCCAGATGGATACCGCCTAGTCTACTCAAAAACGGAAGCTGGGAGGACAGTTACGTTCGAGGTGAGAGGACTCTTTACCTTACAAACGGATCCGTCATGGAATTTCTATCTAACGACCAAGACGTTGAAAAGCACGCAGGGGTGTCACGTCACGGCATTTGGATAGACGAAGAATGTGACCAAGAGATTTATAACGAGAACTTGGCCCGAACCATAGATAGTAAGGGTCATATCTGGATGACTGTAACGCCTTTGCAGGAACTTTCTTGGACATATGACAGGATTTACACTAAGGGTAAGGCAAACGACCCTAATATCGGGATTCACGAAGTTTCAACTACTGAAAACCCCTATATCAGTAGTGCTGAAATGGACATTATGACGGACGGAATGGGGGATGCAGAGAAGAAAGCACGTCTAACGGGGGCCTACATAAGCCAGTCAGGCACCATTTTTAAGCAAGTTTTGAAGCCAGACGTGTTTATAGAGCCTATTGTAAACACTGAAAAATGGCCCCTGTACATGTCGAAATGGGGTTTTTTCGGCTGTTTAGACCACGGTTACACTAACCCTACAGCCTTTTACATCATTGCATTTGATGGCGAAGGAAGAATGGTGGTGTGCGATGAGTACTACGAACGAGGACGAGTCGTCGAAGAAAACGCAGTCGCAATCCTATCCAGGATTCGACAACTCAGACTCACACAGAAGCTCCTGTATGTTGTTGCTGACCCGTCTATACGAAATAAAGATCCAATTACTGGAACTTCAATACAAGCAGAATACGCTGAGGCAGGACTTTTCCTCGGTCTGGGAAACAACGATGTGGATGCCGGAATTAATAGACTGAGTAACCGGTTCCGAAAGAAGCTGTTGTTCATTACTAAAGACTGCGAGCATTTGATCTGGGAACTTCCCCGATATCGGTGGGATAAGTTCCAGAGCCGTAAGATAGCTGAACGGAGGAACGCTAAAGAAAGTCCTTTAAAGAAGGACGATCATGGCATTGACGCTATCAGATACGGTGTGGTAAGCCGCCCTGCACTTCCGGGTGAGCATGAATTCAAGTACGGGAACATAATCGACGCTCCGGTTGCGATCACTAATGGAGAACGTTTCGATGAGGACCTGTGGTCAAAAATGGGAGCGTCTAAGGAGAAACATTTTGATGAAACCTTAGGAACGGAGTGGTAAAGTTGCTACCTGTTATTGTAGATAAAAAATCAATGTTACCTCCAGCGACGTGTTTTAAATGTCGTGGCGATCAAGGGTCACCACGACTTTATTGGATGTTTATGGGAGTTACTTTAGACTGGGAAGGTGCAGTTTATTACTGCAATGAATGCCTGAAGGATATCGTTAAAGAAGTTCCAGACGCCTACACGCAGGAGGATGTTGACAAGCTGATTCTAGCTTATAACGATGAAATTGAAGAAGCAAAGATTCAAAACGAAGCGGCCACTAATATCCTGACACGGCTTCGTTTTTTGGGCTTCGATACTGACAAACTGCTAGAAGAAGGCGATTATGGACGAAATGATGATGTATCTGATGAACATCATAGTGGAGAACAACAAGTACTTGATGGAAATGAACAAAAGACTCCTGAACAGAATTCTTCCAGAAAGTTCAGAGTTCACGACTTTTCCGAGTAGTACAGAGTACGAGTTACAGAGTACAGATCGTAATGAAGAAGTGGGCCTTGACGGAACTATTTATCTCGGCGTTCTTCCTGACAGTGTGTTAGATGAACTAGCCGAAAAGGAGTTTGAGGATGCCGGATGAGGTGACTCCCAAAGAAGTTGGTTACTGGCAGCAAGAGTACGCCAAGTGTAAGCAACTGCGTGAACCATTTGAGAGGCAATGGTATTTGAATCTAGCCTTTTATAATGGGAAGCAGTATGTGAGTTGGATTCCTAATAACTCTGTGCTGTCTAATCAACGGCTTATGGACCCACCTGCACCAAGGTACCGTGTACGTTATGTAGGCAATAAAGTTAGGCCCGCTGTACGGATGGAGATAGCAAAATTAACGAAGGAAGAGCCACAATTCTACGTTGTACCATCAACTACTGAGCCTACTGATGTAATGGCGGCAGAGGTTTCTGAAGCTATTGCAGAGTACATTCTAGACGCTGCCAAGTTTAACGTGGCACGTCGCAGAGCGGCTTTTTGGATGAGTATTTGTGGAACGTCTTTTATCTCCACTTACATCCTTCCTGATACGGGAGAGGACCCGGCTTTCTGTAATATCGCTTATGACGATGTTACTCCTTTCCATATCTTCATTCCGAACCCTCAAGAACAAAATATCGAAAAGCAGCCATACGTTATCCGAGAACGTACTGTGCACGTCGATAAGATTCAAGAGCAGTACGGGATGAAAATAAATCCGTCGATGGTGACTACGCTTCCTGTGGATCAACGCTTCCTTCAGGCAATTGGAATCAGGAACCAGTCAGGGTCGGCGGATATGGTCAATATGTGGGATATCTGGATTAAGCCCTGTGTGAAATATCCCCAAGGAGGTTATATTGTTCTCGCAGGGTCGAAAATTGTGTACGTGGAACCTCCTATCCAAGATCCTACATTAGACCTAGTAGATAAGCCACTAGAACTAATGCCGTTCTCTCAGACTAGCTATCCATATGGACACGGCATGTTTCCTTTTGCTAAGTCTGAGCACATTCCTTCTGGTGGATTTTATGGCTTGTCGATTATTGACGATATGATTGCGCCACAACGGGTATACAACCGTCAACGCTCATCAATCATAGAAAGCAGTAATCTAACTTCTAAGCCACAGCTTGTCTACACAAAGGGATCAATTGATCCTAACAAAATTACGTCAGAGCCAGGGTTGCTGATTCCAGTCAACCCTGGCTTTGATGCTCCCCATTACTTAGATACTAAGGCTGTCTCTTCTTATGAAGAAAAGAACATCGAGCTTACACTTAGTGATCTTGATGACGCAGCCGGACAATATGAAGTCACGAAAGGTCGTACACCGCCTGGAGTTGAAGCGGCATCGGCAATTGCGTATTTGCAAGAGGAGAACGATTCTCGTCTACATACAACAATTGCATCAATTGAGGAAATGACTACAGTTATCGGTGTACAGACACTAAGTCTGGTTCAAGAGTTTTGGGATCCTCAGAAGATTCTAGCTGTTGTTTCAAAGGCTGGAGCCTTGGAAACTGTACAATTTACTGCTGCTAATATCAAGGGTGGTACAGATATCCGGGTTGAAACTGGATCTATGGCTCCTAAGTCTCGAACGGCGAGACAAGCTTTCATTACTGAACTTATGAAGCTCGGTTTGATTCCACCTGAAAAGGGACTTCGTTATCTAGAAATGTCTGAAACGAACCGCCTGTACGAAGAACTACAAGTGGATTCTAAGCAGGCTCGTCGTGAGAACGTAAAGATGGCGCAAATGCAGCAGATGATGCAACAGCCAATGGGAATGCAAGGACAAATTGGTCCAGGTTCTGGTTTGTCTCAGGGTCCTCAAATGCCAGGAATGGAACAACTACAACAACCACAAATGCCAGGGATGCCAGGAATGATGCCTCAACAGCCTCAACCTTTGCCTGTTTTCCCAATTAATCCTTGGGATAATAACGATATACACCTGTATGAACACGGTCTGTATATGAAGTCGCAAGAGTTTGAAACTCTTCCAAATGAAGTTAAGCAAGTCTTTATTCAACACTACATGCTCACGGAGCAGGCTATTTTAGGAGCGCAATATGGCGCAGGAGTTCCAGGTGCCGCAGACAATTCCGGCGGCG